AAGACGCCGGCCTTCGACTTTTATTGCGCCCGTACCTAAAGTCAGCCGGGTGGGTCTGCCTTCTGACTGCTCGGTTTTGTGAAGTGAAAAACTATGGGCAGACGCGGACCAAAACCAATCCCGACGCAACTCAAAATCCTCCGCGGCAACCCCGGCAAGCAGAAGCTCAACGCCAACGAGCCGGCCCCGCCGGCCGACGGCGTCGTGATGCCAGCCCACCTCGGCGAAGTCGCGATCGGCAAGTGGCGCGAGTTGCTGCCGATGCTCCAGGCCACGCGGGTGATGACGCGGGCGGATGTTGAGGCGCTCGCCCGGTACTGCGACACGTATGAGTGGTGGCTTGCGGTGCGGGCGAAACTGAAGGCGGAAGGCGACACCTACGGAATCTTGAACGACAAGGGCGAGGTCAAGTACGTCGCCCAGCGACCGGAAGTCTCGATCGCCCACAAGCTGGCCCAGCAGATGCGGCAACTCGAGTCCGACTTCGGGCTGTCGCCCGCGGCTCGGTCTTCGTTGAAGGTGGAGCAGGATGCCAAGGCGGAAAGCGCCATCGAAAAGTTCCGAGCTCTCAAGGCTGCCCGCTCGCCGGCGGGGTGAGTGGGTCGCCGGTTACGACTACGACCAGACCGCGGCCGACCTCGTGGTCGGGTTCCTCGAGTCGGTGTGTTGCCACACCAAAGACTCCCCGACCGCCAAGGCCGGCGAGCCGATGAAGCTCTTGGAGTGGCACAAGGAGCACGTCATCGAGCCGCTCTACGGGTGGCGTGCCCCCGACGGGCTGCGACGGTATCGGCTCGCCTACCTTGAGGTGCCCAAGAAGAACGGCAAATCCACACTGCTCTCGGCTCTCTCGATCTGGCACCTGTTGATGGAGGGCGAAGGCGAACTCGGGTGCATCGCGGCGAAGGACCGCAACCAGGCGGCGATCATCTTTGACGAGACGGCGGCGATGGTGAAGCGGTCGCCGGAACTGGCGGCGACGCTCGAGGTGGTGGACTCGCGGAAGACGATCGTCTGCCAATCGACGGGGTCGAGTATGCGGGTGATCTCCCGCGACGCCGGTGCGGCGGAAGGCCCGTCCTACTCGTTCGTGTTCTGCGACGAGCTCCACGCCTGGCCCGACCGGCGTTTATTTGAGGCGCTCCGCTACTCGGGCCGTTCTCGGAGCGAGCCGATCCTCTGCACGATCACGACGGCCGGCGACCGGCGCGACACGATCTGCTGGGAGCAGCACGAGTATGCGGAACTGACCAGCGCCGACCCGAAGTATGACCCTCGGTTCTACGGCAAGATTTTCGGCGCGAAGACCGACGGCACCGAGGACTACTTCGAGCCGGCGACCTGGCGGCGTGTGAATCCCGGCATGGGCATCACCATGACCGAGGAGTCCTTCGCGGCGGATGCCCGCGAGGCTAAGAACAAGGCGACCAAGCTCAACGGGTGGCTGCGTTATTCCTTGGGCGTGTGGACCGAGTCCACGAATAGGTGGCTGGACCCGGAGAAGTGGGCCGCGTGCTCGAGCGGCCCGCGGTCGCCGTTCGCCGGGCGGAAGTGCATCGTCGGGATGGACTTGTCGAAGTCCACCGACCTCTCAGCGATGGTCGCGCTCTACCCGTGCGAAGACGGCGAGTTCGAGGTGGACGCGATGTTCTGGGCCCCCCGCGATCTCATCATGGAGCGCGAGCGGACTGACCGCCAGCCGTTCCAGCATTGGGTGAACTCTGGGTTCATCACCGCAACCGACGGCGACATCATCGACCACTCAAAAATCCGCGAGTACGTGCTGGAGTACGCGAAGACGCACCAGATCGAGCAGGTCTACATGGATCTCACCGGGGCGGTCCAGTTGGCCGTGGAACTGCAAGGGGCGGGCCTCAAAGTGGCAGGATGGTCGCAAGGGTTCCGCGGCATGAGCTCGGGCACGAAAAGGCTCGAGTCGCTCGTGCTGCAGAACCGGATACGCCACGGCGGGAACCCCGTCCTGTCGTGGATGAGCGCGAACGTGACGGTCGAAACGAATTCGTTCGAGGACGTGCGCCCGGTGAAGAAGAAATCGACGGGCCGGATCGACGGCATCGTCGCCTTGATCTTCGCCTTGGGCGGCTGGGAATCGTCGCAGATCACCAACAAGCCAGCCGCCGAACCCTCGATTCTGATCCTATGATCGCACCGAACACCCGCATCCTGTGGCTCCCTGAAGGCGACGAGTCGCGGAACTGGGACTATGGATCCGGCGGCTGGGCCTCGAGCAACCGCAACCCGGCGGGCGTGAAGATCGACGCCGAGACGGCACTTCGCTCGACGACGGTGTTGGCTTGCATCAGAGTTCTTTCGACCTCGGTCGCCGGGCTCCCGCTCCACATCTATCGTCGGCTTCCGAATGGCGGCAAGGAGATTGCCCGCGAGCATCCGCTCTACAAGCTGCTACACACGCAGCCGAACGCCTGGCAGACATCGGTGGAGTGGCGGGAGCAGTTGATGCTCCACATGCTCTCCTACGGTCAGGCGTTCAATGAGAAGGTCTACGCGGCCGGCAAGGTCAGCGAGATCCTGCCGCTTCATCCTTCGCGGATGAAGCCCGAGAGGCTGGAGAACGGCCGGCTCAAGTATTCGTACCGCGAGGCGGCCGGCACCACGACCGCGTACTCGCAAGACGCGATCATGCACATTCGCGGCATGAGCGACGACGGCGTCAATGGCATGAGCATGATCGAGCTCGCCCGCGACGCGATTGGCTTGGCGCGTGCCTGCGAAATCCACGGGGCGACGTTCTTCTCGAACGGCGCGAGGCCCGGCGTGATCCTGTCCACGGATCAGATGCTCTCGCCCGAGGCGGCCGAGAATACTCGCGCCCAATGGGAACGCGCCCACCGCGGCCCCGACCGAAGCGGGCGAACGGCCGTCCTCCAAGGCGGGCTCAAAATCAATGAGCTCGGCGGGAACAACCAAGAGAGCCAGTTCCTCGAGGCTCGGCGGTTCCAGGTCGAGGAGGTCTGCCGCATCTTCGGCGTGCCTCCACATCTCGCCGGCGATTTGAGCCGGAGCAGCTTTAGCAATATCGAACAGCAGAGTCTCGACTACCTCGCCAACGGGCTGATGCCTTGGCTTCGTCGCATCGAGTCCGCGATTGCCCGCGACCTGCTGGACGGCGACGAGGAGTTCTTCGCGGAGTTCGACACCCGCGGCGTACTGCGGGCCGATGCCGCTGGCCGGTCGGCGTTCTATCAAACGCTCTGGAACCTCGGCGTCGCCAGCGTGAACGAAATCCGCTCGTGGGAAAATCTGAACCCCGTCGAAGGCGGCGACACGCGGTTCGTGCAGTTGAACATGACCACGCTGGAGAAGGCGGCGGCCACGCCCGAGCCGGTTCCCGCGACCGTGGTCGAGGAGATCGTGGTCGATCCCACGGCACCGTCGCCCGAGCCGGCGGCCGACGCCGCACCGCAGGTGGCCGAGGTCTCGCTCAACGGTGCCCAGATCACGGGGCTGATCGCGATCATCCAGCAAGTTAGCACGGGGCTAGTCACTAAGGCCGGTGCCTCTGCGATGATCGCGGCAGCCTTCCCGACGATTCCGCAGCCGCAGATCGACGCGATTCTCGCGGGCGTGCCCGACCAGCCCGTGCCGGGCGTGGTGCCAGAGGCATCACCAGCAGCGGTGCCGCCGGCCCAGGAGGAAGCCTCGCAGCGTGCCGAGCCGGGCAGCGTGGTCGAGGGCGATTGGGTGACGCTGCCCGACGGCCGCATCGGTCAAGTCGATCACGTCATGGTCGAGGGCGAACTAAACCTGGGCGACATCGCCATTCCGGCGTCGGCCGACGATCCCGCCGCTCTTGTGAGCGTGTGGGAGGACGGCGAGTTCGACGACCCGGTGGCGGTCAAGGTGAGCGAAGTCACGAAAGCGGAGCCGCCCAGTGGCCGCACGGTATGACCACATCGACTTCACGCCCCCGGCGGGCGTGCGGTCCGAGGCACAAAAGGGACTCGATTGGCGAAGCGAGTACGGACGCGGCGGCACGGCAGTCGGCATCGCTCGCGCCCGCGATCTTTCCAACGGCACGACGATCAGCCCCGATACAGCACGGCGGATGAAAGCGTTCTTTGACCGGCATCAAGCAAACATCGGCACGACGGGCTGGAGTCCAGGCGAGGACGGTTTCCCATCCAACGGGCGCATCGCGTGGGCCTTGTGGGGCAGCGACCCCGGCTGGGCCTGGAGTCGCAAACTGGTCGAGCAAATGAACGCGGCAGACGAGAACGACAGGAGCATGAGCATGAACGTCGAGCGACGAAGTCTGGCGATCGACGAGGTGGAGTCGGCGGTGCCGCTGCTTGCGGTCGAGAGCCGCAGCGAAGACGGTGCCGACCGCGAGTACGTTGTCGGCTACGCCGCGAAGTTCGGCGTATTGTCGCTCGACCTCGGCGACTTTGTGGAGCGGCTGGACCCCGGTGCATTTGGCATCGTGGCCGAGCGGCGTGGACGCAAGCGACCGCTGGAGACGCGGGCCCTGTGGAACCACGACGCGAACTTTCCCCTCGCCCGCTACCCAGGCACGCTCAAGCTCTCGGTCGATGACGTTGGGCTGCGGTACGAGTTTCCGGTGCCTG